ATGGGGATTACGGATTATGAGATTTTGATTACAGAGAGGTTTGGGAGCCGGGCGGATGATGAGAGGTCGGCGGAGTTTTGTGAGGAGTGCAAGATGGAGATTGACTTTGTTGATGATGAGCCGTGTCGGGATGAGATGGGGCGGATATTTTGTTCGGTGGAGTGTTTTGTGAAGTATTACGGATGGGAGAAGATAAGTTAATAATGAATAATTGAGGTGAAAATGCGGGGCGTTTTTTTGAATGGAAAGGCGTTGGGGGTCACGGTTTGTTACAATCCTCCCGTCGCACTTCGTGCGCCACCCTCCTTTACACAAGGAGGGCTATGACAAACCCTACGATTGGGGTAGATAAAGATTTTTTGGAGGAATGCAAATGACAAAAGAAAAGCTTATGCAGCTTTATTATTTAAACAGGGAGATTATGAATGACACGGAGGAGCTTGTTGAGCTTAAGATTAAGGCGAGAAAATCCGAGGGGACACGGAAAAATTCCGAAAAGGAAAAGATTATTGCGGAGCATGAGGCGAGGTTGGTTGAGAAGGTAAGGCGTTGCAAGAGGCTTCGTGATGAGATAAATGAATTTATAGACGGGATTGAGGACAGTTTCACCAGACAGATTATATATTACCGGTATGCAAAGTGTATGTCCTGGCGTAAAGTTGCGTATATGACCGGTGGAGGAAACACCGAAAACGGAGTGAGAATGGCTGCTGCCAGGTTTTTGAAGAAGTGTGAGAAGGGAAAATAGTAAGTGGTGTTTTTTGTTCGGTGTGTTCTGATAGAATAAAAATCAAGGAGGCGAGGCAATGGCGACACAAAAGAAGAGTTCCGCCAAGGCGGAGGACAGTCTTGTTACCGAATACATACTTTCCAAAAAGAAGGCGGCGTGCAAGATTATTGACAGGATAATGAAGGAGTTTAAGAATGAGGAACGAATTCAAAGTGCGCCGCTTAATCAGCTTTCGTCGGTGATGGGGACTTTGCTTGACAAGTTCGGTGCGGACGAGAAGGAGAAGGCATCGGACGGGCAGCTTGCAGAAATTCTTGGGGATTTTGAAGAGGTGAGGTAAAGTTATGAAAAGATACAGAAACCTTACAGACAAGCAGAACGAGCTGATGGAAGCCGCCAAGGGCGGGCTCAGGCGTATTAATATTTTACACGGAAGTGTCAGGTCGGGTAAGACCTGGATAAGCCTGGTGCTCTGGTGTGTCTGGATACGGAATATGCCGCCCGACAAGGCGTACATAATGACGGCAAAAACGCTTACCACATTAAAGCGGAACTGTCTTGATTTGCTTGAGGTTCTTGCCGGAAGAAAGAATTTTTGGTATTCACTTTCCAAGAAAGAGGGGGAGTTATTTGGCAGAAAGATTTATCTTGAGGGGGTAAGTGATGCCGGTGCGGAGAGCAAAATTCGTGGGATGACCCTTCAGGGGGCGTATTGTGATGAGGTTACGCTTTTTAATGAGGAGTTTTTCAATATGTTACTCTCAAGGCTTTCGGAGCCGAATGCCAAGCTGTTTGGCACGACCAATCCTGACAATCCCAATCACTGGTTCAAGGTGAATTACATTGACCGTCGGGACGAGCTTGATTTTTTTATGATGGAGTTTTTGATTGACGACAATACTTTTCTTGACAAAAAGTATGTGGACGAGCTTAAAAAGGAGTACACGGGGGTTTTTTACCGGAGGTTTATTTTAGGGGAGTGGTGCAGTGCTGAGGGGCTTGTTTACCCGATGTTTGACAAGGCACGGCACATTATCCGCGAGGTTCCGGAGACTGAGGGGTGTGCGGAATATTATATATCAATTGACTACGGGACCCTCAATCCGTGCAGTATGGGGCTATGGCGGCTTGATGACCGGGGGGCGGTGAGAATACGCGAGTGGTATTACTCGGGCAAGCAGCAACGGGCTTTGCTTACGGATGAGGAATATTACGAGAGGCTGGAGCGTTTGGCGGAGGGGGTTTTGGTTAAGTGTGTGATAATTGACCCTTCCGCTGCCAGCTTCATTGCCACCATAAGGCGGCACGGCAGATTTGCGGTTCGCAAGGCGAACAACTCGGTTCTGGACGGAATCAGGCTTACGGGGACGCTGCTTCAGGGGGACAAGCTATTAATTCACGAGTCCTGCGAGGATGCAATCCGGGAGTTTGGTGTATATTCCTGGGACGAGAATTCGGCGGAGGACCGTGTGGTTAAGGAGTTTGACCATGCGATGGATGATATAAGATATTTTTGCGCTACGGTGGCGGCGAAGAGGCTGCTGTAAGATAAGTTGGTTTAAGAGAGGTAGATTTATGTTTGAAGGGATTAGAGAATTTTTAGGGAGGAGAAACAAGGAAATGTATAACAAAAGTATGATGAGGAATGTTCTGAAGAGGGACATTGCCATTTCGCCCGAGATGGCACAGCTTCAGAGTATCTGGCGTGAGATGTATGAGGATGGTTCGGGCTTGCATTTAGCTGCGGCGATTTCCTTTGAGATGGCGAGGATGGTTACGCTGGAGCTCAGTTCAAAGGTTACGGGCGGAAAGAGAGCGGAGTTCCTTAACGAGGCGTATCAGAAGGTGATTGAAAATATCAGGATCCCGGTGGAGCACGGGTGTGCCAAGGGTGGCATGGTTATGAAGCCGTATGTTGCAAACGGTGAAATACGCGTGGATTACATTCAGGCGGACGGATTCTTCCCTACGGCGTTTGACGAGTCGGGAAGGATTACCGGTGCAATATTTGTTCAGCCGCTTGTGAAAGATGGTGTGTACTATACACGGCTGGAGGAGCACAAGCTTATCGGAGAATGTTACGAGATTTCCAATCGGGCGTTCAAGAGTCACAGCCGGGGGAGTATTGGCCGCGAGGTGCCGATTGCATCCGTGACGGAATGGGCAAATCTTGCGGAGAGCCTTGCAATCGGGAATGTAAAAAGGCCGCTTTTCGGCTATTTTAGGCCTGCGGTTGCAAACACTATTGAGCCTGCGTCACCCATTGGGGTTTCGGTATTCGCCAATGCGGTCAACTTAATTCAGGATGCGGACAAGCAGTATGAGAGGTTCTTATGGGAGTTTGAGAGCGGTGAGCGTGCGCTGATTGCCAACACGATGGCGTTCAAGCGGGACAAGGACGGCAGACCCAGGCTCCCCGACAAGAGACTTTACAAGACTTTGGATGTGGAGGATATCGACTTCTTCCGTGAGTGGTCGCCGCAGATTCGGGAGGCAGAGTTCTCCAGTGGGTTTGACAAGATATTCAGACAGATTGAGTTCAACTGCGGGTTTGCTTACGGCACGCTTTCGACAATGAACAACAACGACAAGACGGCAGAGGAAATCAGGACATCAAGGCAGCGCAGCTACACCACTATTACAGATAATCAGAAGGCGCTTCGCAATGCGCTCAATGATTTGGTGTATGCGATGGATGTATGGTGTACCCTATATAATCTTGCACCGCTCGGCAAGTACAGCACTGAGTTTGAATTTGACGACAGCATTGCGGCTGATCGAAAGACCGAGTTTGAGGAAAAGGAGCGGCTTGTTGAGAACGGGATTATGATGCCCTGGGAGTTCCGTATGTGGTATTTCGGCGAGGATGAGGAGACGGCGAAGAAGGTTGTTGGAGGGTAAGATTCTTCGGCTGCGCCTCAGAATGACAGAGTGGGGCTTTTGGTGTCACGGGCCGTCGAGGACGCCGGCCCCTACAATGTGACATTTGTGAAATGACAATATGGGGAGAGAAAATAAAAATTTGTCCGGAATGACGATAAACTAACGGTATAAATTGCAGAGAGTTACTGCGAGAACAAACTGAAAGGAGTTATAAGCTTATGACAAGAGACGATTTGAGAGGAATTATTGAAGGGATTACTGATGAACAGCTGAAAAGAATTCTGGATATACATTCTCAGGGAGTCGGAAAGGCAAAGGGAGAGGTTGAAGGGTTAAAGCTTCAGCTTTCCGAAGCAGAAGCAAAGCTTGCAGGATATAAAGAAACGGTGAAGAGTCTTGAAAACAGTCAATGTGAGGCAGAAAAAATGAAGATTAAGATTGAGGAGCTGCAAAAAGTCATTGACCAAAGTGAGGCGGCAAAGAGCCGTGAAGCTCTTGAAAAAAGATTCGACAATGCGGCAGGCGATGCAAAGTTTTTGAACGATTTTACGAAAAGCGGTCTTATGGCTGAGTTTCTGGAGGCGGTTCAGGACGAAAAAAACGCCGGCAGGTCCGATGGCGAGATTTTCGGCGGGCTTGTTGACGGTCGTGAGGACATCTTTGCACCTGATGAGGGGGTGCCGACGGTTATTGCGTCCACGATGGGATTTGGTGGACAGATTACCGAGAATGATGTTCGTGAGATTATGGGGCTTGCGCCTCAAAACTAAATTTACAGAAAAGTGAGGAAATTTTAAATGGCAAATTCAATTGAGAAGTTCAAGCAGTACATAAATGTACTGGACGAGGTTTACAAGGTTGCGTCTGTTACCGCTGTGCTTGACGGCAACAACCGTCTTGTCAGAATGGGTGCAAATGCAAACGAGATTATCATTCCCAAGATGTCTATGGACGGTCTTGCGGATTACAGCCGTGAAAACGGTTATGTGGGCGGCGATGTAACGCTTACAAACGAAACTGTTACATTCAACTATGAGAGAGGTCGTTCGTTTACTATTGATGCGATGGACGATGAAGAGACTGCAGGCGTAGCCTTCGGTCAGCTTTCAGGGGAGTTTATCCGCACCAAGGCGGCACCTGAAATTGATGCGTTCCGTTTTGCTCAGTATGCATCAACTGACGGTATCGGCAGTGCGTCTGCGACACTTAACGATCCTCAGGATACACTTGCGGCGCTTATTGCGGCTCAGAATGCAATGGACGAGGCTGAGGTTCCTGCAGAAAGCAGAATTCTGTTCATTACTCCCACTCTTTACAACGGTGTGATGAACATTGACACAACAAAGTCTAAGGCGGTGCTTGATTCATTTGCGCAGATTGTTAAGGTTCCGCAGAGCAGATTCTATACTGCGATTGACCTTTACGACGGTTCAACCGACGGTGAGACTGCGGGACATTTTGTGAAGAATGCAGACGGCAAAAACATCAACTTTATGGTGATTGAAAAGTCGGCGGCTATTCAGTATCAGAAGCATCTTGTGAGCAAGGTGGTTACTCCTGAGGAGAACCAGACTTCAGATAGCTGGAAGTTCTTCTACCGTTCATACGGTATTGCTGATGTTTATGAAAACAAGGTAAGCGGTATTTATCTGCACAAGGCTGAGGCGTAGTTGTCGGCCCACATTCGGAAGGGGGAGGATTATGCGGACAGTTGGTCTTATTGAGATAAAAAAGAAGAGCCCTGCAAAGAAGAAGGCGACAGGCTCGAATTCCGAAAGAGGTGGTAAAAATGCAAAAAGTTAATGTGGACTATGCTTTTTACCTTAATGAGTTCTGTTGTGGGGGAGAGGCAACTCTCCCTTCCGGAGAATTCGAAAAGTATATTAAGCGGGCAAAGCTTGAAGTTTCAGGGCTTGGGGGAAAGTTTTACACTGATTTTGAAGATGAAATAAGGCTTTGTCTTTGCGAGGTTGCGGAAGTTCTTTATTCTGCGGCGAAATCCGGAAATATCAAAGCTGAGTCGGTTGACGGGTATTCGGTTACCTTTGCGGAAAATTACAATGTTCGGGACAGGCTGAGAGGTATTGTAGTTCAGAGGCTTGGAAACACCGGAATTTTGTATGCGGGGGTGGAGTGATATGCTCACAAACGGCGAGGTGACAATTTTTTGCCTTGACGAGAGTCGGGAGGAATATATTGTGAAAGCCACGGTGCCTGCGTGGGTGCGGCATCAGATGCGGCTTCGTGACCAGGGCAGCGGTGTGCGGCGTTGCGATACTTTTGATATCCGGATTGAGTTGGGACTTGTTGACGGTATTGAACCGGGGGATCTGGTTTTCTTT